TTTAATGACCATTATTCATTTTATGAAGCGAGGCAGGTAACTACTGCTAATGCTGCTATATCTGGAAATGGAGGATTTGAAATCATAAGGAACAAAAGGACAGGGAGACCTGAGAAGGGTATACTATCCACATATAGTAATATTACTATACTCAGGACATTGGATGGGTCTAAGGTATTCTACCAGATAGACTATGATGATAACAGAAAGAGTAAGGTAGTACCATCATCACATTTTTTCCATTTGAGAAATTTCTCTCTGGATGGATATAGTGGCATATCTCCTATCATGCAGTCTGCCAAGTCTCTGAGTGTATCATTACAGGCTATGGACTATGCCGATAAGACGTATAGCACAGGAGGATTTGGTGGTGGATGGATAGAGGCTGATGAGGATGTGAGCTCTATAGCAGCGAGTAATATCAGTAAAGGATTCAAAAAAGGGCAGTCTGGCACCAATTACCCCGTATTAGATCTGGGGATGAAATTCAAGCCCAACAAAATGAGCCCTAAGGATGTAGACTACATAGAGACCATGAAGCTACAGAGAGCAGATATATGCTCTATATACCGGGTGCCACTATTCCTGATACAAGATACAGAAAAGACTACTGTAGGAAATGCAGAGCAACTAGCAGTATCATATGTGAAGTATGGACTTACTCCCTGGCTCAAAAGGTGGGAGAATCAGATGGAGATGCAATTCCTGACAAGGGATGAAAGGAAAAATACAAA